TTAGGAACTGTGTCGTCTTGATACGCTAGAACGGGGCGATCCTTCATCATGTATGGGTTTTCTTCTGCTTTGAGAAGCATCCCACCATTGGCAATCACAACAATTGCCTCAACCATGTCTGAATAGTCCTCTGCATAGCTGTTCTCAGGGAACAACTCTTCGATTTCTTCATCTTCGTTTGTCAGATATTCACGAGGAACTAAGCCGTAGTACGTTAAAAGTAATACTTTTTCATCCCTGTACTGAGAAACTTCTTGAGTAGGCTCTAAATCTGTGTCTTCGTAGGTACTGGTGATGTTTACCTTGCGATAAATACCCTTCTCAATGCCTTCTACGATCTTGTGGATGCCAACATACTTCTCAATAGCCACACCCATACAGTCATCAATAGATGTTCCATTGGGGTCAAACAAGAAGTTCTTAGGATTGACGGGGACTATCTTGACTGCAATACGGTTTTTTTCCACAACACCAATGGCTGCTTGTCCAGTTTCACCAGGAATCGGTTGTGTAGCGGGTTCAAATATCTTCTCTGTCTTAACGACTATCTCACCGATACCTGTGCCGTAGATTTCTGCCATCAACTCAATTTGGTCAATGGATTTACGGATTTTGTCTTGCTTAAAGTCTTCCATTAACTGAGCTTTAAGCATCTCTACGTCTAAAGGATTACCGTTTACGTCTTTGAGGTCATCTTCAATATCAAAAAACTCACCCTGACCAAAGATTGCTTCCATGATCTCAGCATGGCGAGTCTCTACGGCTTGTTGGGTAGCGGGGGTAACGATTCTTGAACGCTCTGACTCTCTAGTCTTATCCTCTGCCGCCCACTCACCACGGAAGATTCTCTCGTATTCTAGGTAGTCATCTAAGAAGTTGACGTTTCGGTAGTCTCTCCAACGATCACAATGGTTAACAACAAATGACGTTAACTCTTTGTCATTCTGCGTTGGCTCGTCAAACTCGTTTTGATCCATATTAGACCCCTGAAATAATATCTAACGGTTGCCAATCCTCACTGTCATCCTCTTCCATGTAAGATGTAACAGCAAGTTGGTCAATGTAACTAAGAGAGTCTGGTAGGTCATCGTGAACCCCTTGTGCGGGGAACAGAATTAACTGATCTACGAACTCGTCCCAATCTTCTTCCGAATTTAACACAATTCTGCCATGCTCGAACCTTCCTTGCAATGACCAAATGATCCTATCTGCTTTTTTTCTATTCCCGTGGGTCAAATCTACGATATGGGCATAGGTATTGTTCTTTCGCATAAGGTCGCTCAGATAGGGCAAAACAGCGTTCTTTAACGCCCCCCTCTCTATCCCCACACTCAAAGGTTTGTAGTCCCTCATCGCCAAAAGTATCTTGGAGGCTGTCTCTCGGATGTCCCATCTACCGTGCAGAATCTTCTCAACAAACCACTTCCCATCGTCAGTAACCTTAACGATAGAGATAGCAGTCTCGTCTAGCCGCTTCTTGGCATTGGCTGCTTGTTTGGCAACTTCCTCGAATCCCGCCAGGTCAACAGCGATGTAATAGCTTCCATGTTGAGGCTCTTCCCCGTACTTAATCCACTCTTCCTTGAAGATGTCCGAACCCGCATTGGTAAAGGAGGCCATGTATTCTTGCTTAAAAGCAAAGGAACTTAGGGTCTTTTTGGCAGATTCAATCTCTGCTTGGTCAATCAAAGGGTTGTCAGCAGTGGTAAAGTGCCACGACTTCCAATCAGGGTCATCCTCTGACTCACCTAGTTTGAAGGTGTCGTAGAACCAGTTTCTGCCTTTAGGAGTGCCGATAAAGAGTGCTCTACCCCGTTTATCAGACAAACTGGCACGAATGACCTGTTCCCATGCTTCGGGCTTGATGTCTGCAACCTCATCGAGAACGGCATAGGTCAACGAGACTCCACGAAGGGTATCAGGTCTATCCGCACCCCGAACGTATATCCTAGCCCCGTTTATCAGGGTAATGTCTAGATTATTTACATGGCTATTCTGAATAACCTCTCTGCCAAGGTCTAGCAGTAAGTCCCAGATAATCTGTCTTGACTGCCCCATAGTAGGTGATACATACAATACAGCAGAGCCTTGAGGACACTTGAGTCCCTCAATGAGTAGGGTAACTGCCGCCATTCTGCTTTTGCCACAACGTCTTCCAGCAGCCACTACCTTGAACCTCGTGGAATCCTTGAAAACTGTCTGTTGCCAAGGAAGAAGTTTAAAGTCTAATGTGGTCATTGAATAGAAAATCCAAAAGGATCAGAGTAATTTACATCAACAGGTTTTTGCATCATTTTGTCTGTCCACTGTTGTGCCTTGTCTAAAGTATTTAAACCTCTTGAATCAGGATCAAACTTAAACTGACGCATAAAAAACTCTTTCCAAGCAGTCTCATGCGTAGGGGCTTTCAACATACGACCTGATCTGTCAGAAGACATAAAGTGAGGTTTGTTATCAGTAGGGTCAATCTTAGATTGCATATTATCCAAAAAAGCACCACGATAGTCGTAATCAGGACTTTTTAGAAGCATTTCCAAAACACGATTTTTATCCATTTTCTCAACAGGAATCTCGTTCTCTTTGGCAATATCTTCTCTTATGCTCTTAAACAAATCCGTATTAGTCAACCAATTACGGAACACTAGCTCTTGTTCAGGCTTTAATTTTGTTGGTTGCCAAGGAGTCTTAACAAACTCTTGGTATTCTTTTAGCCAATCACCCATGATCTACCTCCTTTGCTTGTACATCAGACACATCATTAGCATCTACTATTGTAGGCTCACCAAGTCCTGTAATCGTTATGCTCACAGCAGACCTCTGAGACTTATCCTTCTCAAACATCGAAACAGGAAGAGTCCTATCAAGACACATCTTCAAAGCTACCAATTGATGGGGATGGTCATCATTAAGGGCAATCTCTATCACCTTTTGAGCAACATCTTTACCCCCGCTTCTAATCATCAGCTCTTTAAGCTCCTTCAGCCGTTGATGATCTGTCTTAGGTAGTACAAGGGGTGGATTGTCAGCAAACCTCTGTATGGTCATCTTGACACTCCCCTTTGGTCTTCCTCTTCCTCGTTTCAGTTGTTCCACTTTGTTCCTTTCAATTTAGCTTTTTCAGAGGATAGGGGGCTACACAAATATCTACACACCCAACCTACCCCCTCCCCCCCCATACATCTCCTAGGGTTTACCCTCATGTCTTTTTATACAGTACTGTCCAGGCATACAGCATAGGGTTTACCCTACTGTACAAATAACCAGGTAGCTAGATGCGAATGATTCTCATTTACGTTTCATGCAATGAGAAAGAGCGATGCACCATTTTGGGTGTACTTGATCTGAATGCGAACGATTCTTGTTTACCCTCCTATTAGTGTTTACCCTACGTCAACTGCTGACCTCTCTGAATTGGGGTTGTCTGTTGTCCCGCGATCCATAATTAAAATACCCATGTCCATGTCAGGGCGAAACCCTTGATTGTGGGCGTAGTGGTATAAATCCAACACTGTTTCAAACCCTCTGCAAATATTGCCCTTACCCGCTGAAAGCAAGATGATCCTCTCTGGGTCTGTCAATGTCCTTTGGAAATATCGGGTATTAGGTTTTGAGGGTCTGCCCATTGTTTTTTCACCAATTTAATGAATTTAAATAATTGTAAACCATTGTTTTAAGGGTTTCTACTTATTTTAATAAAAGGCTCAGGAAGCCCATTTTTAGCCTCTTAGAGCGTCTCAAGCTGTTGCCCTCACTAACCCCTGAAAAAAAGTTATTCACACCAGTAGTTATAGTTATCCACATTTTGACTCTTATATAAGACCAAAGCCTGTGAATAACTGGTACTGCATGGGGTATAGGCACATAGGGTTTACCCTTAAGGGTTTTCACTTCAAATATTTTGTGAAAATCTGGCACATTATAGGGGAGGGCACAAAAAAGCTCTCTTTTATCAACACTTTATAAAGGCGTGAATATTATGACAAACACTAGAGAACAATGGCTCGCAAACGCAACCACAGAGCTTCGGAGCTTATTTAAAGCCAACGGGGTAGACCTACCCTTAGAAGTACGCTCAAGCTGTGGCTTCCCCTCAAAATCTGCCCTTTCAAATAAGAATCGGAGAATCGGAGAATGTTGGTCTGCCCGTGCATCTGCTGACAAACACGCTGAGATTTTTATTTCTCCAACGATCAGCGATTCAATGCGGGTTTTGGACATCTTGGCGCATGAGCTTGTCCATGCTTGTCACCCTAACGATGGACATGGGAAGCTGTTTAAACGCACCGCCTTAGCCATTGGCTTAGAGGGCAAAATGACCGCCACAGTTGCGGGTGAGAAATTCAAGCTCTGGGCTTCACCCGTTTTGGAAAGGCTTGGCATTTATCCTCATGCTGACTTGATCCCCTCAAATGCTCAAAAGAAACAATCAACCAGAATGCTGAAATGTGTTTGCCGTGATTGTGGTTATACCGTCAGGGTTGCGGGTAAGTGGCTCAATGACATGGGCGCACCACATTGCCCAGATCACGGAGAGATGTCCATCTCTTAACAGCTTAGAGGGAAGCTCGAAAGGGCTTTTCTGTGCGCTGTTGCACTATATCGAAAGGCTTAAATTATGTCAGCAATCACTAACCCAGATCACATTGCACAATTCCAAATTCTGGCTTTGAGGCAAGCTCTCAATCTTGAAATTATGGGCATGAAAAAGCGTGGCTCAAGTGCTTATGCAACCCTCAAGGCTTTGGGCTTTAAAGGTACACGCCAAGAGATATTCGATCAACTCTCAGAGCTTCGCACTCAGTGGCTTGGCGAGAGCGTTTAAACAGTTTCTCTTGAGCCACTGTGACAGAGTGGCTTGGGATGCACTGTTGCATTATTTGAAAGGCTTTAAAAATGACTTACGATTTTGAAAACATGGTTCAGGCTTGCCGTTGGAATGCTCTACACAATGCGGCAAATACTATGCGGACTCATGGCGGTGGCTTTGCGGGTTCTATGGCTGAGGCTTGGCAAAAGGCAGATAAAACAAATAAGACCAGAATAGAAGAAGCATTCCCTGACCTGTTTTTCAGGTTTATGAGTGAGGCTGATCGTTCTTACTTTGGCGACAAAATTCATTGAAAGCGTTTAAACATTATGAGCCGAGCCTATATTACAAAATCCAAACGGGGTCATTACACAGTGACCATCCGCAATTCAAACAAACAATTAGTTTGTATACACAACAAAATATTAAGCCTCACCCTTGCCCGTGAGCTTGCCGCAGAGCTTTTAAAAGGTCAACCATGAAAAACAAAATTTACGACTTGTTGACTTGTATCGGATTTGGGCTTGCCCTCTGTTGGGGTCTGTTGGCTTATTTTGATATATTGGTCAAGTGAAATTTCAACGGGTAGGCTCACGGGTTGGGTCTATTCGGTGCAATGTCGCATCATTTTATAGGTGTTAATCATGTCAGCTTTTATTGTTTCCGACTCCCACATCAACGCTCTGGTTCGCTATGCCTCAAGGCATAAGGTGGGCGTTTCTTATGGCGCAACAGTAATGCGTTTAAACGCTTTCGGCAATGAGCAAGCGGTGGCTCAGATACTTTTTGAGGAGAACGTGAAAAGCGTTAATTATCGCTACGGAGAGAGCGAAACCACGCAGATTGATTACGACCGAGGCGCACCCATTCTTACGGCTATTCAAGCGATCAAAGCGGCTCAGTGCTTGCGTTATCAGTCTTGCGAACATCCAGAATTTGAGAACTCTCTGGCTTCTAAGTTTATTGAGGCGATCATCTCTAACGCAATCCCTGACTTAGACGGATACGACACGGCTCAATGGGCTATTTATGACAAGGTGTCAGCATGATTTACTTTGCATTAAATCCAGACGGACTTTTATACAACTTGGGAGATCATGGAGATTGGGAGGCGGCAGAAGAAACCGCAAGCGATCTACGCCTTGATCCAATATGGACTTTAAACGAGGATGAAGCGTTAAATTGGGCTGAGTTCATTCTTTTAGAAATCAAACAGAGCAAGCAAGCAATTAAAAAGGTGGAAGCATGAGAAACCCTCCAAGTGGCTTCAAGCCCAGATCATTTGACGAGCGAATCTGTGATCTCGACCATTTGCACTTCACGCACAAAAAACGAGCAAAACGTGGGTTTTATTATTGGGCAGAAAATAACCCAGACCAAATATTGCATGAGTTCCATTTGTCAGACTATGCCAAAAGCAGATCGTTTAAACAACTTAAGGTGAGATTATGAGCCAGATTAAAATTGTTATTGATACAGATAATTCAGCGTTTGAAGATAATCCCTTTGAAATGGCTGAAATATTGGAAAAGCTCGCTA